GATAGGTCACATTGGTAGCCGCCATCAGCACATTCGCATCGTCACGTTCTGCGGCTTCCTTTAGTGCCATCGTGACACGTTCACTGGCAATGGATACCATAGGGTGTGTCACCGTTAACTCAAGTACATCAGTTAGCGCTACCACAATACCCCACTGTTCTACAGTGACATCAACATTGCTGAGGGTCATGGCTAACGTGGCAGGTGTGATACCTTCCCCTAATGGAGCATTAGGCAATGCTAACCTCGCCACTTGCACAACACGAAGGGTCTTGGACATCTTTTGTGGCAGAGTGTATGGATCAGCAATCTTATCCATGACCAGTACTCTGTCCGCCAGGTCAATCATCTTGTTGGCTATGTATGCACTGATGGCATCGTTAGCCATACTTGCAAAATTGGTATATGCATCAGCCATTGCTTGTTACCTTACCTTAGTAAACATTAGAAAGGGTATGTCGTGTGGTTACATACCCCTCTTAGACCACACAATTAGTAGACATCCAACATTACCTTTGGCACCCGGAGAGCTTATGTACACGTATTGTGCCACTCCATCTTGAGCTCTAGCTGCACGTACAATTCGTACACCAAAGGTGTATATCACTTACGGTATCTTCCCATTTGCCCCTAACACTGCCCATGCAGCAGCATCCCATGCATCCTTAATATCCTCACGTACATCCTGCCATGATGGAATAGGATGACCCTGGTAATTCTTCCACTGTTGGTGTGCAGCATAGGCTTCATAAGCAATACGACCTAATGGTTCCATTAAAAGGTCATCCCTGCCAATGCCTTTTCCATATCTGCCAATGACATCATATACTTACCAGTTGTCGTGTCAACCTTAGCCACATCTGCCAAGGATGCCATCGCCTCACGTTCACGTCCAACACCACCACCACCAACATCACCACTTGCACTTGCACGGTCCAACTGTTTCCGTTGGATGGCCTTCTGACGTGCATCAAACTTTGCTGGGTCAGCCGTGTAGTTGTCACCCAATATATACCGATACAGGGTATTACGTGATGTTGGCCTACCCTGTTCTCGTGCCAACTTGAATGCTGCTTCTACTTCCTCCTTATACTCACGGTGGATATCATCACTGTAGAAGTCTACATAGTCCTTAGCGTCTGCTGCATTGAAGTTTGCAGCATCCACATGGACACCATAGATAGGGTCAAGCACTTCACGTACTTGTTGTTCATAGGCTTTGTTATCAGGCTGTGGTGACTGTGGCTGTGGCTTATTGGCAGCTTCAGCTTGTTGAATAGCTGCCATATTGGCCTTCACCTGTTCAGCTATATAGGCGTCAATCTGTTCCTTGGCATATTCAGGCTGTTCTGTTTCCTCTGCCATATGTTACCCAACCCTTTTCAACGTGATTTGCATGACACCCACCAAGCCTGTGAGTGTACCTGCCATCAGCACTGCCAATGCATCACCCCTTGACATCACTGTTGGACTGGCAATCAGTGTGGCAAACCTATACGCTGGTGCTGTAATGGTTAAGTCTAACACCGCAGACTGTTGTGCCACACCTGAGCCAATGGCTACGGCTTGTGGACACACGATGACTGATGCTGCTGCACCTGACCCACCCACAACAGTATGCGCTTCTGACACACTGTTGACTTGCCATAGTCCCTCATGACAATGCCACACAAAGCTGGATATGGACCCCACTAAGAGTGGCCATGATAAGATATGGTATGGATTGTAGTATCTTCCAGTACTATCACGTAACCCAAGCTCATCCATTTCTGCCACAAGGGGTGTGACACCTAACGTATTCGCCCTACCCCTAATGGTCAACGCTTGTTCTATTGGCATAGCTGTTCCTCCTTCTCTTATGAATGGATAAAACCATTGGTGGCTGATGGCATTGGTGGCTTTAACCCTGCCACAGATGGTGGTTGCTGCTGTTGCTGTTGGCCATTACCATTTGCTATACTTTCCATCTCCTCTGCACTAGGCATAGGTTGTGGTGGTAATGGTATCACCACCTTGGATAATCCACGTTCCCCCATACCAGACCGCCATATCATCTGTACCAATTCAACCCAATTGAGGGTGTACCCTTGTCTGTTCAATGCTGCATCCATTTGTGGACCAAGATTCAGGAAGATCATCAACTGTTGTGCACGTTGCTGTTCATCCTGGAATTGTAGACTGCCCACCCATTCAAATTCGTAGTCACCCAAGATGTCTTGCTTCTTTAACAGGCTGGAACGATTGTCACCGTATATGGCTTGACCACCAGGTATTCTGATGAGTTGACTGTCTGGTATGAACCGTGCAGCAACCTTATAGATGTCACCCAAGCTCTTTGTGAGCACATCTTGTTCTAAGATTTGTGCCATATCTTTGATGTCAGCCATACCTAAGTTCACCAGTCCCATCACTGCACTCCCTGACCGTGGCATATTCCTACCAGGTTGCCCTTCGGCTATGGTGCCTGCACCAGCCATGGATTGCATATACCCGTTGGCTATTTGCCACGCTCGTAAGCTATTCGTACTCGTCACTGGTGGTTGCACAAATGCTATGGCTGTCTTTGGATCACCTTGCACCTTCCACATTGCCCTACCCTTGGCAACCCAACTTTCATGGCGTTCACCCGCTTCATCACCATGGATGGTGAACCCTTGTTCCCAATCTACCTGATCCTTAAACTGGTTGAACAGGTCCATTTGCATACTGTCAAGATCGTTGATGTCTTCCACAGCTGTGGTGGTGTATGTTTCGTTAGGTAAAGCCCTGTGTATGGCCATCCTGTACAGTGGTTCATCATAGTTGGATGCAAAGAAACCAACAATCTTAGCCCCACCTTTCACATTCCACGCTATGTAGACCTGATACAACTGGTCTTCTCGAGTCACCCACAGTTCAGTTAAGCTGACATACGCTGCTGTACTACTGTTAAGCTGTGTCTTCGTTTTCTCGATATCCACACCTGCGGTAAGATCAGTAATACCACTGTAAGATAACCGTTCAGCAATGTGATAGGGCCAATCTGGTTTCCCAAGGTCATTGTAGTCTATTTCATCCACAATACCTTTGCTGACCCATGTGCGGTACTTCTCATACGGCATCAACATATCTTCAAACACAATGTCGGCTTCGTTGATACTGGTGGCAATCTCTGGGTACATGTAAAAGCTGAATGGATCAACAACACGTTGTGTTGGCCAGGCTTCACCGTTGCGTACCATGATGGAGGTTTTCAGAATGGGCATACCGTACAGGTGCAAGCATCTGGCAAGTTGGGTGATATTGGTGCGTGTGGATATCTTTTTCCTCATGACATAGTTCATAAAGGCGTCAGTGTTGGTCAGCCGTTCCTGTGGTATCTCTCCAAGTGGCATGACTTCAAACCACTTGACAGAAGGTGTCAACATTTCCACACAACGGACAATGGAGCGTTCAATGGTGCGACGGCCAGATGGAGGTTGGTATGTCTTGGTGGCAGACTTGTACACCATGTCTGGATGCTGACCATACCAGGTGCGCCGATTATGTAACCATTTCTGTTCTATGAGTTTCTTACGATCACGGATGGTGCTGCAAGTTGTGCAGTAGGCTTCGCGTAGTTTTGACTTGAGTTCAGACTGTTGAACAATTGGCACAATGGATACCCTTGTTCAATGTTGATGCATGCAACGTTGAACAAAGATACAACAGGTGGGACTAAAAAGTCAAGGTGTTACGTCAACCGTGCTGCCAAATCGGCATCTGACATTTCCAACCATTCCAGGTATTGTGGGCCACTGTATCGCATCTTGGCAAAGGGATCACGTTGATTCTGTTGCGCCAACTCCTTTTGATCTTGCCAAGGGATACCCCACTTGACATAGTTCTCCGCACCATAGCGCCATGCACAAGCGACATCAGCAAAGTAGCCATCTTCTGTAGGCTTCTCACCGTGTGGTCCCACACGAGGTTTGGGGTACTTGTATCCACCCTCTAGTGCACCTATCAGTGCCTCACACTTGTTGGATATCAGCACCAGTTCAAGGCCACACCTACATGGTTCCTTTGGCTTCAGCAATCCACGCATGTATTGCAGTGATGGCACAAGGTTGATATACCTCCATTTGAAGGCCAACTTATATTCATGCATGAGTATCTTCATATCACCACGTTTGTCTTTGTTACTGCTGCTGTCACGGTAGCCTGACCTATCGCCACAGTTGACCACACACTTTGCCTCTTTGTACAACTGGTTAGTGTGTGGCACCACATAGTTGTCATACAACTCCTGCACAGTTGCACTGAAGCAATCTGCGGTCTCAGACAGGGCAAAGTAATGGTTGGTATTATACGTACACTTGTAGAGGTTGGCGTACACCACAGCTGGATGTCTGAAGCCAAAGTCAAATGATCTTACCAATGGTAGGTCAGCTCTGAACTTCAGTGGTGCCACATGCCGTGCATGGTCAAACTGTGGGAATACAGGTATGCCACCATAGGCAGGTATACTGTCACCATGTATGACTCGACGTATCACATTGTCTGATCTACCCATCTTCCTTTGTATTGCCATAAGCCCTTTGGCATATCCAGTGCCAAGGAACACATTATCACCTGTGTCACCCTTCAGCCATGTCACTGTGCTTTCATCACCTAACGTGGACACACCTTCTACTTTGCCGAATAACGTATGCAGGAAAGAATCAATGGGAGGTGGATTGGTGGACACGTAACCCCGCAAAGAACCGTGTGGACAGGTTTCCTTGCTATACGTTGCTTTATGGTATAATACAGCGGGCAAACGTAACCGTGACATAAGCCCTGCTGACACATCTGTACCCACAAAGAAGTCCACCAAACATTCATAGGCATCATCCACCCAGAATAAGCCCTTGTTCGCACCTAAGCCACGTCGCCAGTTCTTGCCCTGGATAGCCTTCAGGTCACTTTCACACCAGGGGAAGTCAATTTGTGTGTATACACCAGATATCTTCTTGGAAAAGGACGGATTGGCAATGATATTCTTTTCAGCTAACCGTATGACACATTCTGTAACTACTTTCCATGCACTGTCAAACAGGTCGTCGTAGTTGTAACGGGATATCACACCACTGTTGCATGGCACGACAAGGGCATTCCACACACATATCACACCAATAGCTGTGGTCTTACCACTTCCTACACCACCTTGAATGTAGGTATACTTCGTATCAGCATCCAATATCTCTTGTTGCTTCGGTAGGATATGTTGATGTGTGTCACCTGCCTGTGGACAATCTGGCAACATGCAATCAGGAAAGAAGTCCAAGATGTTGTACTTGTCAGATGGTATCATGTGGTGTAATACCTCACAGGTTCCAACCGTCCATTCACCCCTATCTTATCCAAATGCAATATCCGTGGCACCATCTTACCTGTCATTCTATTATACCTGTTGCCAAGATACAACATATATTCGGTATCCCTGTCAGACTCAATGAAATCTGGATGATCCAACAGCATGTACACGTAACCACCCTCCGTGATAGTCTTGTAACACACACCCTGTGCCACAAATGTTGTTACCAACACACCAAGGTCATAGGACAGGTTGTCCATCATATGCTGGCTGCACTTCAATACACCACGCATACGCTACTCCACCTTGCCATAGGCCACACTGACATACCATGCCACTATATATATACGCGCGCAGGAAATACCTAACTCATTTATGAGTTAGGTTATAATACAAGGTTGCAATGGTGTTATGCATGTTGCACACTACGCAACATGCGAGAGAGGTTACCCCTTTCCCCTTCGGGGTAACTAAGTGTATTACTGTAACTGAAATCTGTCAAGGATTATTTTCCATCGTGCAATATCAACAACTTGCAAAGGTATATAGTTCAAGTTGGTTGCGTGTAACGTGGAAGGGAAAATAACACAGATGTGCACCACTTTTCCCTCTTGACATACAGCAATGACGCAGTGAAACAAGTGGCATGATGTCAAACACTGCCCTTTGTAAAGGAAAAGTTGGAGAAAGTTACTAACAGAAAATCTATACTTGACCTTCCTGCCCAGAGGGTTTACACTCGCCAAATGTTACCGCTGTCTGCCCACGCCAATAACCTTCTGCGGCAGGAAACCTACCAGGTGGTTGACACTATCATAGGACAGATAGAACACCTCCCCCATGGGTATGCCTGGTGGAATGGTCTGTTACCACGCACAGGAAAGAACAACATATGTGCCATTAGGAAACGATGGGCTCATGTCATCCTTGCCACACTGTTTTCACCATCCTTTCTCCACACCTTGCTGTCCGCAAGCATACTGCCAAATGGGAAGCCTAATGGCACACTGTACACATGGGTATTAACACACTTGTATGCCGATGATGTTACAAAGATGTATACAGACTGGTTCGCCACCAACAAGTAAAGGTCACGCCAATGGTCATATCATCCACTGCACAGGTTACACCGTTCCACGAATATGCTGATGACAAGATGAGGTTGCGGTATAGCCATATGGTCCATGGACGCTATGAGACGTGGCCTGACATTGCCAGACGTGTTGTGCACAGCCTGTGCCGTGACACCACAGTGACACCGTATATGATTGTGCCCAATGACATCCAAGCAGCCATGGTGGACATGATATGTCAACGCAAGTTCATACCAGGTGGGCGTATATTAAGCCAAGCAGGTAGGCCATACCATCAAACGGACAACTGTTACACCTTGCGTGCAGAAGACAGTAGGGAAGGATGGGCTGACTTAGCCCACAAGTGTACCATGATGTTCATGTCTGGTGGTGGTGTTGGTGTCGATTACAGCAACATCAGAGCCTATGGTCGTCCATTGTCACGTTCAGGTGGCATCGCCAGTGGACCACTGCCACTGATGGAAATGGTCAATAGCATTGCAGCAGCAGTACGACAAGGTGGTGAACGGAGGGGGGCATGTTATGCTTCCTTGCAGTATGACCATGATGACATCCATGACTTCATCCAAATGAAAGAAGTGGCAGGTGCATTGCAACATACCAACATATCTGTCCGTTTTGACAAACAGTTTGAAGCAGATATGTCACACAACAATGCGTGCAGGGAAGTACCAGCAACCAGTGTGTTCATGGAAACGTTGCGTCATGCATGTCAGTATGGTGATCCAGGATTTCAGTTTGATTGGGATGACCAGGTGTTACGCAATGCTTGCACGGAGATTATCAGCAATAAGGACAGTGATTCGTGTTGTATTGGATCTATTAATCTTGCTGCTATATCTAGTTTACAAGAGTTATCTGATGTTACAAATCTTGGCATCTTGTTTCTGCTATGTAACACGTTGTACACTGACTTTCCTACTGGCATGGTTGAAAAGGTAAAGGAGCAGAACAGACGGTTAGGCTTAGGCTTGATGGGGATAGCTGAATGGTTCATGCAACGTGGGCTCCCCTATGGTCACACTGCCATTGATGACACCTACTACGCCAGTGGCTATGGTGGGCTACACATCAGTAATTGGCTCCGCACCTGGCAACAACAATCTGACAATGCTGCACTGTATTGGTCCAACAAACTGTCCATCAATTGTCCAGTGGCCACACGTGCCATAGCACCAACAGGCACCATATCTATCCTTGGCCACACCACACCTGGCATTGAACCTGTGTTCCACACAGCGTACCAAAGGACTACCAACACGTTGAAGACCAAGGAATATAACGATGGATACAAACGGGAAGTGGTGGTGGACCCTATTGTGCACAAGTGGATGGAACAAGGCTATGATGTGGCAGATATTGACACAGCTTACACTTTGTCACAATCTGTGGCCGGTATTGATAGACGATTGGCATTCCAAGCTTATGTACAACAATTTGTTGACAATGCCATCAGCAGCACTGTCAATTTGCCCCCCTATGTTGATGGCTTTGAACAGTCCATTGCTCCTATCTTGCTGAAGTATTTGCCACAGTTGCGCGGAGTGACCTTCTACCCTGATGGCAGACACAGCAACCAACCTGTCACACCTATTGACATTGCTGACATTGACATGTTCCAACAGACGTTGGATCAAGGCCCCACATGCAGCAATGGGGAATGTGGACTATGACACTGCTCCAATCCATTGTCAAACGTCTTCTACCAAAGACTGTTACAGCATTACAATGGCAGTTTTGGGAAGAACAATGTCAACGTTACCACATTGGTCTTGTTGTAGAAAGGTGTAGCATATTGACGAAACCATTGGTTGAAGGTGAAATACCACCAGTGAACACACTGAAGGTTAGGGCATACGTTGATGGATGATATAACAAATACCTCAGATGGCACTTCTGGTGACTTCTTAACCGTTTTGTCATCAGAACTAATTGCTGAAGTGATGGAAGAGTACTTCAATAGGAAGATGTACAGGCAAAAGGTGAAGGTGGTAGACTTGCAACCACAAGGGTCTGGCTATGCGTTCAGCTTAGCGTTTGTAAAGGACATACCACGCATGTCACCATCAGCAGATGACTTTGTGAACAGAACCATTCCACCCTGTCCACACGGTATACCGTATAACCCAAGGGGAGGTCACAGCTGCCCCCAATGTTACCACGATCATATGGTTATGACAGGGGTTATTACTTCAGACAGCCCCATAACACAGGATACCCTTGCAACGGCTACCAATGTGGACTATACTGTCCCACAACGGTGTCAACATGGTCTCATCATTCGAGAGGATGATCCATGTCTACAATGTCAGATGGACATACTCATGCGGACAGGTGGCATGTCCAACAACCGTGACACCAAAGGGAAGTTCACCAAGAAGGCTAAGGTGCAATAATGCCAACAGGATATGGTTTCTCATATGTGCATGAACCGAAGCCACGGAAGAAGATATACAACAGGGTGGCAAGTGCTTCACCATCACTACCACAGGTCAAACGGCCAGTTGGACGACCAAAACGTGTCCATCCACCAGTGAAGGGGCAAGACAATGGCTGAAAGTGACAAGATTACCACCACCGCCAGTATGCAACCACGCTCAGCAACACAGGAAACAGCACAACAAGTCCGTGCAAGGGAAGCACGCGAAGATGCTGCACATAGGACACCTGCACCAGCACAGGTGGATGTTGCAGCCTGTATT